TCCCTGGTTAGCAAATTCAATACCGGCAACACCAGCACTAGTTACAGCGTTTTCTGCACCGTAAGCTGCGGCCATTCTTTTAGCAATACTTTGAGAAATACCCGGCATTGCACCAGTAGCTTGAAGGTCTTTTTTAGAAGTGGTTTTTCCACTAGCAAATTGGTATAAATAAGCAATAACTGCGTCTCTAAGGACAGGGTCTCCGCTAAAATACTGGTTCAACAAACTATCTAGCGACATACCTGATTGTAGAGAGTAAGACAAATCTTGTGCAGTTATGCTACCTCCACCGGCTTTAGATTTATTTAGCGTATTCCATAGGTCTTTGGCAATACTTTCAACACCACGCATATAGCCATTTTGGTCGCGTACTTGAATACCAATCATACGTAATTTATTTACGCTTGAGGCTTGGTTAAGTGCGCCAACTGCGCCCATGCTAGCAGTTAAACCTGCTCCAGGAAGTAGGTTAGAAATACCGGCGGCACTTCCAGCAATCCCTTTATAGTTTTTTAGTCCAGGCATAAGCCCGCTAGAAACGCCAGACATAGCTGCATCCGCAGCGTCTAGCGAACTAGTTCCAAAACCAGAATTCATCATGTTTTGGAAAGTAGAAGCGCCTTTGTCCGTTCCTGGTTCGCCTGCAAAAAATCCAAATCGTCTTCGGCTTACATCATTTGTAGTATAGTTTCCTACATCTATTGCTTGACCTATAGCAGCAGCTGAACCTATTATTGCTGTTTTAACAGCTTTTCCAAAAGCACCGCTAGATTGTTGAGGCCCGGTTTTCCATCCGCCATACCCATCCCAATTAGGTCCACTATAGCCACCGCCATCACCGTCTCCGCCGCCAGGACCGCCGCTGTAGCCAGTTTGCCTAGCCCCGTCTTTAGTTGAAGCAACAATAGTAGATGCATTTGGAGTAGGGTCAAAAGTGTTCATGCTGTCTTTAGCAGCGGCAGAATCTCCAGCAATAGCAGTGGCATCAGCACCTGCTTTAGGCATTTTAATATCTTTAGCAGCGTCTTTTATAGCTTTAACTGATGTCAAAGCATCATTTAAATCTTGTTTCATTTGGCCAGTAGATTGCACTACCCCAGATAATATGGGATTTAGTTTGGCAGCCTCATCATTAACATCCGCAATGACACGTTTAACAGCCATAATTACTCACCTTACCTAAATCTCGCGGCCCTAGAAAGCCAATTTTTACGTTCTCTAATAGACAGGCTTTTTATATCAGCCAGCGTCCATCCAGTAAATTCTCTAGTTAGTGATTCAAGTTGGTCAAGTAATTGTTCATAATTTTCATTGCTATAGACGAAACAAGTCAGCTAACGACAGTCGCAAAGTGATTTCTTTGCCACAAGCCTCGCAAGTCGTCTTCACCTCCCCGAGGCGTGGGCCTGGGTTACGGTCAATGATTTCTGCTATAATCTTCTCACGGTCAATCATACCAAGATTTAAGGCCGATGTTAGGCCAATAGCTGATTTACCATTAATTGACTTAAGGCATTCCCCAAGCAAGATGCTGTTTAATTCAGAAGTAGTTTTATCAGAATGTTCAATAAGCTTTTTTTGAGTTCTACCGGTAGGAAGGCTGACTACTATAACACCATGTTTTTTAGACTGGTAGGAAAAAGTTCTACCTTGAATCGGGTCATCAATTTCTTTTATAGGCACATCTTTGCCCAAATCAACAACTACGTCAAGCTCAGTTTGGCACACACATGTAGTCTTAAATTCTACGGTATTTCCAAACGTTGCCGTGTAAATACCTAAAAGTAAAGCATCTCTGTCACCAGTAAGTAAATTATCTAGGTCTTCTTTTTCAATAGGGTTAGAGCCAATAGACACAACTGCACGCTGCAAAATAGTAGCTAAAGCTCTGCCCATGGAACTAGACTTGTATATGATTTCTTCATCAATACCGTTTAGTTCCCGGACTTCGGCGTATTTAATTAATGACCCGTCTTCAGAAATAAAACCGCCCGGAAGTATAACTTCTGAGTCGTTTTTATGCTCTGTTACAATTTCTTTTTCAACAGGCGAGTTTAACTCATCCGCAAGAGAATTGATTAAGTTTGCGTCAGTTGTAGACATATATTGCTCCTATTTAGTTAATTGTATCTTAAAACTATTATTATATTGCCTGGTTTGCCTGGAATCCAGCTCCAGCAGAGCCAGTTTGAGTAGCAGATACCGACCCACCGTCTGAAGCTAGCTGTACTGAAAGACCTTCGTGTATCAAAGTCATAGTTTCATAAAGCAATTGGTTGTCTGTGGCACTAAGGTCTGTAAAAGCTAGTTGCTGAATCCATGCATTGTGCACAGTAAACTTCATTTTATAAGCTGAAGTGCTAATGATGTCCTGAGTGCTAAGGTTTGGAGTTCCAGTAATTGGATGGTCCAATACAAAGATGTCTAGATCGCAACGAAATGAATTACCGTCTGAGCCAACAATTCCTTGTCCAGACGCTGCTGCAAATAGTTTTTTCATCCAGTTAATGCCCTGCGTGCTTCCTAGAATTACTCCACGACTCAATGTGATTGGGTCAAATGCAGTCATCCCTGGAACCTGGTGAAGGGTAGTGTTCATGCCACCCTCACGGTAAGACATTGGTTGATTAGTGATTCTTAGTCCGCTAACAGAAGTAAAACCACCAGAAAAATTAGTAAAGTCATTTGTTCCTCCGTCAGATGTTGTTCTAAATTCTACTATAAATCTAAAATTTCTTAAAGGGTCTGTTGCTAGCTTAGAAAAGCGTGAAATTGCGCTAGTTGCCATTTATATTTCCTCCTACAGGACTGTCACAACAGAACCACTGTCGTACTGGCTAATACGGATAACTACGAATTCAGCTGGACGCTGAAGGGCTACTCCAACTTCAATGATTACTTGGCCATTTGCAATGGTTCCAGCAGTGTTGGTTGTTGAATCACACTTGACATAGAAAGCGTCATTAAAAGTGTTTCCGCGCAACCCCCCTGCTTGCCAGAAAGAGATTAGTTCAGTTTCTACGGCGTTTACAACACGATTCCAAAGTCTTTGGTCGTTTGGCTCAAATACAGCAAAAGCAGTTAGATTAGTAAGTTGCTTTCTTAAGAATATTAATGAACGACGTACTGAAATGTAACGGTCTGAATAACCGTTCTTTAAGGTACGTGCACCCATAACTACAAAGCCAGAGCCTGGGATATAACGAATAGCGTTTACTGGCGTAAAAACAGAACCAGCGGAGCCAGACGCACTACCAACGTTAAGGTTGTCAAGCTCAGAGTTAGTAACCGATGTTACAGCTACAACTCCGGCTAGGTTAACATTTAGACCTGCTGGAGACTTGAATACTCCACGAGATGCATCTGTAGTTACGTACTTAGCTACAATAGCTCCACCACTGTAAGCTGAGACAATAGAACCTGGAACAGACGACTGTGGGTTTGGGATAACTAAGTTAGGGTAATATACAGCACCATAAGATGACGCAGTGTATGTGTTAGCCAAAGTTAGCTGACCGGTTACATCAGTATTTAACGGAGAATCAATAACCACAAACACGTCACCACGAGCTTCAGCATAGTTAGTAAGTGTAGCCACGTCTCCTGTAGCAGTAACTCCAGGAGCATTTAATACCAACGAAGTAGTTACTGCATCAAAGCCAGTGACTTTAGCGGCAATGACGTTGCTAGGAATTGGGCTACTCTGTGTGTAACCATCAAGACCAAGAGAGAATATAGTACCGCTGCTAGCTACAACTGCAACTGGGTTATCCGCAGCTTCATGTGTATCGCTTGGATTTTGATCAGTAGCAGTTAAATAACTAGAAGTAGCGTTTACTACGGTAACTACATAGTTGCTGTCGCTAATCTTCATGGTAACATCTGTGAAACGTTCTACAAGGTTAGAATCTGCAAAACCGCCTAAGTAAACAAGTAGGTTAAAGTAATTAGAACCCAAAGTTGAATTAGAAACCGCGTAGTAAAGGGTATTTCCCCATGCGCCAGCGTATTTTGCGTTAAGTCGCAGTGTAGGTGCAGGAGAACCAGCTTGGTCGTTCAAAACTACAAAAGCAGCAGTATCCAAGTTAAATGTAAGGGTAGCACCGCTTGCAAGACTTGTAACAGGTTTATTGAAGGTAACCGCAGTAGAGTTTACAGTAGCAGTAGTTCCAGCGCTAACTCCAGTACCAGTTACAGCATAATTAGCAGTTGTGCTAGTAAGTGCAGTGTTCGCTGCAGACAAAGTTGCAGTATATACTCCAAAAGTAAGGGTAGTACCGGCTGGAATAGATGCAGCCAAACTTAGAGTTAGGGTTTTAGTTCCGCTTACCCAAACAGTTGCAGTTGTACCTGTTGGAACTCCTACACCAGAAACAGTAATCTGTGGAGTAGTGATTGAAAGACCTGAAGGTGCTGTAGTTAGAACTACTGTTGTGCTGTTAGTAGTAGCTGAAGTAGTTACAGCAGTAAAACCAGCAGTACCTGTGGTAACAGAAGTAGTGGTGTTTAGAACACGCTGAATA